TCTTTTGGCTGAACCCCAAGCCAATTTTGCGCCCCTCTTATCATTGCAGTTGTAACACCGCCAGTATTTATTTTATCTAGCAAGTCGAGACTTTTAGTTGCTACCGATAACGCAGACTCTAGCCCAGGAAGACTGTCTATAGCTGCATTTCTTAATTTTGAATACTCTGATTCGAGAACTGTTTCTGCTGCGATACCAGGCTTATCAAAAGCACTCGCGCCCGTTGTGCCAGAAATAACTGTAATATCACCTATAGGCTCTGCTGGAGAATTTCCTATTGGAGTTATGATTTCTCTTGGTTTGCCTTTTTTGTCATAGGCAATTCTGCGAGTAAATTTATTGTTTTGGCTATCTCTGATCGTTATTTCGGTTCCAAAAGTTGTTTTATCTGAAACTCCAAGATAATCGTCAAGAAGACCTTTAGCTTCATCTTGAAGGCCATACGCATTTGCAATTCTAAAAAACCCTTCTTGCGCTCTGCCATCGCTTAAATCTATACCTTCTTTTGAAGAATATATTGATAACGCATTTCTTCCTTTTCTTTTGGCAATTTCTTTTGCTCGATCATCTAACTCTATAGCTTCATTTAATCTTCCTTCTCCTGCTAATGTTTTTGCTGCTGCGCTCATTTGAGTAAAATCTTCCGACAAAGCTGCTTTTCCAGCAGCAATGTTTTGCTGTCTTCTAGTAGCTGCTTTAGATGCCTCTGTTAATTTTTGGGCATCCTCAACAAATCCAAGCTGCGCCAATTCTTGGCTAATTCTGCTTAATTCCGCAGCGTTATTTTGCGTCATAGCATTTTGCGCTTGCTTCATTAAAGAATTAAAAGCATCTTTTTTCTGGCCTTCTTTGTACTGCCCAGGCAATCCGCCAACCGTTCTAGCTGCGCCCATTAATCCAGCCCGTATGTCAGGCAAGCCAAAGTCTAACTCTATTCTAGCCATTGCCGATCTCCTTATTTATTCCCGAATAAGCCGCCTAATGCAGCTTGTGCTATGCTGCCGCCAACACCACCAGCAATGTTAGCTTGAGCCAAGGCAGACTGTAGCAATCCTTGTATTCCAGAAGCATAGGTTTCGCCATAAGCTCCAGTTTGCTGAGATATAGCCTGTCTTCTGCGCTCTGCTGCTGTCATTCCAGGCTGTGATGCGCCTATTAGTTGAGCCTGCGGCAGATAACCAGCAGCTAACATACCTGCACCTAGTCTTGCTTGGCTTTCTTGCTCTTCCCTTGCAAACCGCATAGCGTTCAATATAGCTTGATTTTCTGCCTCTGCTTGAGCTTGCGCTAACGCAAGTTGTTCAGGGGTTCCACCAAACATGCCTGTACGAACACCTAACCGCCCTTGATTTTGCAATCGCTGCTCAAGAGCAAGACGATCTCGCTCTCTTTGCGGGGCCATTGCCGCCATCATTCGATCAAAGACCTGCTGCTCTCTTAAAACCTCTTCAGTTGTTCCATCATCCTGCATGACACTTACAGTAGACTTTCCAGCCCGATCAAACATGCCGCCAGCGTCTGCCAAGCGTTGTTTATAGAACTTTCCCTCTTCATCAGACAAGCCCAACCTATAGTCCATTTGTGACGGAATAGTTACGTCTTCTGTTGAAACAGAGCCATCTGGAAGCGTGGTTCCTGCTGGTATGATTCTTTCTGGCATTTGCATCATGCCGAAATCGCTACCTGTTGCAGTTGTTACTGTATATGGCTGAAATTCCAGACGCTCATCAATAGCAGAAGCTAAACCGCCTGTACGCAGTCCAGTAACAGGATCAATTTGCGCCCCTGCTAAAGTTTTCGCAACATCTTCGCCAACCGTCCCTACTTGATCCAGTGCTTTTTGAGCAAGATCAATTCCTAATGCGCCTAATCCTGCGCCTGCAATATCTGCTCCATATTTTTTAAAAAAGTCTATTATGGGATTTTCATCTTCCATCAGCAGACTCCTCTTTTAATCTTTATATTCGTCATAGCGTTTTACCTAGTAGCGTAAGTACGTTTATTTCCTGTAACGATAGCTCATCTCCGTTAATGTCTGCTTCCATGTTAATAGATACACTATTACCACTTCCGTTAGCATTAACGCCTAGTTTTGTTGTTACCAGTTCTCCAGCAGAAAACTGACCTATATTAAATTCTGACTCATTAAAGTAAGCGATAGCCTGAGTGCTTAAATCTATAAACGATGAACCAGACGATGATTTAAAGTCATAAGACCACTTTATATAGATTGAAGCTCCTGATGCGCCAATTAAGACAGGTCTTAATTTTTTAACAAACTTTAACTTGGTTATGTCGCCAAACGTCAACTCAGGACTTGTGTATTGAAAACGATACGTCTGCCCGTTGTCTAAATATCCTGAGTAAAGACCAACGCCGTGTGATCCACCAATTAACAAAGTTCCGTTTGCTTTACGGTCATAACAGGTGAATCCAGTTCCAGGCCAGCGTGTTACTCTGTAAGAACCGTTTTCTGGCAATGTGGTTCTTATATCAAAACAAAATGTTGTATTAAATCCTGTAAAAGTTAAAAGATAAAAGTTTTCTTCAGGAAAGTAAGCCGACTTAAAAAACTCTGTTTCAGAAACAATTAGCGCAATTATGTCTTTAGTGATTGTTCCAGATAAATTATTTATTGGCATAGACTTTTCTTGAATAGTCCTGCCAAAGCTTTTAAGACCCATGTGGGACAAGAAAATAAGGTCTGTTCCTGTATTTTGAACGGTATCTCTACCTACGCAACCAATACCCGAAACAGTGTCTGCCAATGCCATTGAGGCAGGGGCATCTGCACCTGAGTAAACAACAATACTTCGTTTGCCAAAAATAATTAAATAGTCATTGTGAGCAGCAAGAGCAACGATTTCATCGTGACCGTCAGGCCATACCTTAGAAATATCTATAGATCCTGATGAGCCTCCTGTCCAGATATGCCCTGATAACAGGTCAGACCAGTAAATAGTAGATTTATCCGTAGAAAAGTCGGCTGTCCATAACCGACCATACGCTGCAAGAACTTCATTACCGTACATTGCAGATGTTAAGCCAGCAGCACTATTAACTGAGCTTAACGTAACGACATTACTATTAGCACCACCTGATGTGCCTGATGCTACTGTATTATAAATTAAAGGTTGATAGCTACGCTGAAAGAAATAAATACTGTCGTTAAAGTTAACCATCTTCCAATCGTTAGCAGAAATACTGTAACCACCAGGAGTTTCGTCGGCTAACGTAGTTGTGCCGCTTAATATTTTATTATTACCTATTGAGAATATCTTGGTTGTGCCAGCATCATTTTTAAACTCTTTTATAGCCGTTACTTTTCCAGAACCTAATTGAGTTTTGTTTGTTGTTGTAACACTAAGCCCTTTACGAGCAGCAATACGTCCACGCTGGTCAATTACAGCATTATCAGCGACTTCAGCAAAAGAAGGGTCTTGAGCTATTGGAGAGTCTTCTGTGTTTACGCCCTTGAACGCTGGTGCGACAAGGTTAATGCTTTTTAACTGTTGCGCCATATTATTCTCAAGGAGTATAAAAGATTAGTTCTTCAGGGTGTCTACCCGCATCATGTGCAATAGCATCACCCAGATATCTGTTAGCAATCTGAAAGTATTCTCCTGTAGACGTACCGCCTGTTTCTCCACGTTCTCTAGTAGCTAGGGCTACAGCAAGCTGTACAACAGGAGATTCTGGGACATCTAAAGCGTCTGAATCAGCACTTAATACTGCGTTTCGCTTTACAACATCTACTCTTAATGCGTAAACCGCATCAGGTTTAGGATAAACGTCTATCGTTTGATCGCCGTTAGTATCTACACCGCCATAAGTGTAGTACCTGGGTGCGCCAGAAAGCGGAGTGTTTATATGATATTGCTCGTCAAACCAGTTATTAGTCTGGTATTGCATAACAAGATTAGACGTATCGTTAATAACATTTAACTCTTTTACTTTATCTGCGCTACCTGTCAGAGAGTAATTAGATGTGCCAGAAACAGTATTAATAGCTAACGTTGTTCTTAGTGCAGACCAATCCCACGCGCTTTCTACAAGATCCTTGGCATCATTAACAATATCGCCTATCAACTTGCTGTAAGAGTCTGCTTGAACAGTAGCTACTTCATTTTCTCGCAATCTTCTAAGGACACTGTTTACTAAATTTAAATAAGTCATTAGCCGAACATTCCTTTTTTGGTGAAAAAAGTGTCAGAGAACAGGTTCTCTTCTATTACATTATTAAGTTGACGGTTGTAATCTGTTTGAGGCATCTCTACCCACACAAATTGAGGAAAGTTATAACCTAATCTATCCATGTAAGGTAAACCTTCGCTTCCAAACAATCCTCCTCCACTACCACCACCGCCGCTGCTGGTAGGTGGAGTATCTTCTGGTGGGCCAGATGTATCTGGTGGAGGAGATGTAACAGGAGGATCTACAACTTCAGAAGAATCGTCTACACGAGGGGGATCTTCGTCTTTAGGGCTTTTATTGTGAACAACTACTCCATCAACTACATAAGTGTGCGTTGTTGCTGTTGTAAAGTTATAAACTTTTATTAGCTTTTCTTCGCTTGAAAGACTTTTAACTTTTTCTAGTCCGTTAATAGAAACAAGATTATCGCCTACAGATAATTTTCCTACTTCAATGCCATCAGAACTATAAAGTGCTTTTGAAGCTTCCGAATTATTAGACTTCCAACCTTCTTCAGTAAGAAACGGATGAGATTCTGTTGCAACAATTCTATTGTTTATAGTCCAAAGAGTTCTTACCTCTTCAGAAATATCGTGAACGCTAGAAACAATGTCTGTTAACCCGTCTTTTGCAAGAACAACATCATTAACTTCTATGTCTTCAATATTTTTTAAGGTTCCGTCTGCCATATTTACAGGCGTACCTGCTACAAAACAAGATAACTTAATGTCTCGTTTTTCTGTAGTGCTTGGCCCTCCGCTTCCCGGCCTAACTTTAGGCTTATCATCAGGCGGCTCTCCATCTCTAGGTGGTTCTCCATCTCTAGGTGGTTCTCCATCTGGTAGTTCACCGTCTCTAGGAGGCTCACCGTCAGGTAACTCACCATCAGGAGGTTCTGCGTCTAGCGGAGGCTCACCATCAGAAGGTTCTGCGTCTGGCTGCGGCTGATTCGTGTCATCTGGCGGCTCATCATCAGGTTGCTCACCATCTAGCGGGGGTTCACCATCAGGAGGAGGGTCACCATCTAGCGGAGGCTCACCATCAGACAGCTCACCATCGGGCAGCTCACCATCGGGCAGCTCACCATCGGGCAGCTCACCACCGGGAGGAGTGCCATCTGGCTCTGAATCATCAGGCTGCTCTGATCCAGCCATTGATATTGGGTTATTAGGGAATATATCTCTGTCGCCTTCGTGCCACTCATCTATATCGCTTTGCAATAAACCAATAATATCTCCAAGCAAAACTCCTCTTTGGAATTGAGCTTCATTTAACAGGCCTTGAATTTCTTCATCGAAAATATTTCCTATTAAAATACCAGCTTTGTCAAATATGTTTCCTGATAAATCAATACGGTCAGGATCACCTTCACCCATAACCGTATTAATAATTTCTAACGCTTTATCTCTAATCTTTCCTGGAATAGCTAACGTGTTTTTCCATAATTGATTAGCGGCATCTACTGTACCTTTTGTTAAGTAATTTTCTCCTTCTGCATTAGCGTAATTGCCATTTTCATCCCTAATTAGAATTTCTATTGGATCTCCCATTATTAAAGGAATGGGCGGCTGAATTATTAAATAAGTTCCTTTTTGTTTATCTCTGTTTTCTTCGTTATAAACTTGAATAGCAAAACCGCCGCCTAATAAGCTTTGTTTTAATAGCCAATCATGCAGTTCTTGCTCTACTGTAGGATCTGCACCTGTAGGGACAGATGTACCTTGCAACTTCTTTTTTATTTCTTCATCAGCTATTGCTGCAAATTGATTTGCATAATATTCTGGTGTTTCTTGGTCAGGAGCCTCCCCATTCATTAATTCATCGGGTGCATCTAAATTATCATTGCTGTCTTCTTGATATGGCCCTACTTTTAGGGCTTTCTGTTGAGCATCATTAAGCATATCTAAAGGAAGACTACCGTTTAAAATAGCTTCACGTATAAAAACAGGATCACCGTAATGCGCCAAATCCCTAAAAGGGTCAATAAACGACCCTGAAGGTGCTTCAAATTCCCAATCGTCACGTTGAGCAGGGGGATTATCACCATCATCCGTATCTGCTCTATTAACATCAGCATCACTTGACGGACGCTGTGATGCCGCTACTCTAGGTGAGTGCCTTGATTCAACAATTTGACCTGAAGGAAGAGCTACCTTACTGGTGCGGGTAATCTGGTTGCCAGCAGCGTCTTTAACGTCTAGTTGCTCAGAAATATCCCTATAGATACCTGTTCCAAGCATTCCCTGCTGTTTAGGCGTAAGCTCAGATGTCCTTTGGTTAAGGATTTTGTCAATAACTGCTTTAGCTTCAGCAGCATCATCTACGCCTATATTCTGAAAAAGACCTGCTAGGGCCATTATTCTTCCCCTGTCATGGCTAGAACTCTATCTCTTAGCCTTGCAGCACGTTCTGGAGTCTGTTGCGCCCACCTTGAATCCATCATTTCGAGCGAAACCATACCCCAGGCTTCTTGTGATACAGCAGAATTCATGTTTTTGAACCTGCTTAATCCACCTTGTCCTAGTTGAAAGCACATATTTGTTAAAATATGCTGCATTTCTTGGGGGAGTTCTTCCCAATTATCATATATTACTTGACAACCTTCTATAGCTATTTGTATGTCATTTTGAAATAGCTCATAGCACCGTTCTTCAGTAATCCCCTCTTCTTCAGGGACATTATCATAGGCTCCGTGTACAGGAAGATTAGCTTCTGGGTCATTTGGTAACACTTTATGACCAATACCTACCGTTTTGTGGTTTTCACTACACATATAACAGTGCAGGATTTTCCCTTCATCAGCGGCTATTTCTTCATACACTTTTGTTACATCAACGCTCATCTATACCTCGCAACGATATAACCAATACAAAACCCTAAAAACATGCCTACTGCCAGATCCATCATTTGTTCTTACCTGCAAATACCTGACTTCCAAAGAACACGCTGACTACACCTCCCGTAGCCAGAAAGTACATATTTGCCATATCACTCAGCAAAACGGCGGCATCGTCCATGTTTAAAAAAGAGCAGATAGCTACGCCAGACGGGTACAGGAGCATTCCAAATAAGGCGAACCAAACCATATTGCGTTGTGCATCTGACTTTTCATGTAGCATTTCTAGTTCTTGCAGTCGCGCACTGATCTCTAGTTCATCATCAGTCACTACACCATCACCGTCAGTGTCATATCTAGCGTAGCTGCTTTCTGGTTCTAGTTTTTTAGGGTTCATCAGTAATAATCTGGAGATTTATTCATCTTTACATAGTTCAACATGAAATGATCTTTAATATAGCTTTCTCCGGGCCTACCAAACTCTAATAGCTTTGTATGTCTTCTCATCAAAGGGGGAACCATTGGCACAATGTCTTTACCGTGTCGGTACATCGTTACTGGTACTTGGTCTAATATCTTGAGTCGTCCACATCGAGGTGCGCCAAATGTTACGATTTGTAACGGTGGTATCTCATCCCTAGTCATCAGAGCACCAACTATTAAGGCTACCGCACCACCCAAAGAATGCCCTGTCAACTCAATCTTTTTATGATCTATGTCTCGCTCTAAACAAACACTGGTCACTTTGTTAACCAGCCTTTTAGATGCCCTGAGAAATCCCGCCGGACACCAGCCGAGTTCACGTGTCCATAGTGGCAGGATTCTCAGATCTCGAATCGCGTCTTTAGGTTCATCTGTTCCGCGAAAAGCGAATACATTCTCCCTGACAATGACTTCAATGTTAGATTCTTCAAAGTCCGACTCTCGATAGCTTTCAGCGCAATAATGACTGAGATCTTGATGACTAATCATCTGGATTCCTTTCATCAGGATCTAATTCACAGTCAACGTGGTCATTGCTTCTGGATATTTCAAACGGCTCATTGCCCATGAAGGGAACCGCTGAAGGTAGCTGTATTTTTATAGATTTAGTGCCGCAAGTTGGTATCGAGGAACAGCTAGAAATTAATAATATTATTAAAACTGATACTATTTTTATCATTCAAATAACTCTGTTCCACGTGGAACCATCTTTGGGATACAGTACGCACTTACATTCTTTTGCATTCGATACCTCTTTATATTCTCTGAACTACCTCGCCCCTCTTCGATGGCGATGGCAAACTCATTACATCTATAAATGCTTTCAAACAGCATTCTGTCATCAGAAACAGTCTCGCCGCTGACTATTACCACTAATAAGAAGGCTATAATCATTCAACGGGGCTGTTCTCCAGTACCCAAACTACTGCCCAAACACACAGCATAAAAAACACCCAGGCAAATGCGATTGTGCCGCCTAACTGTATGTATCCTTTAATTTCTTTTCGTCTTTTCTTAATCCTTGCAATTTCTTTTTCGTGAGCTATGCGAGATTCGTGCATTCGAGTTTTAACACTGTTGTAAAGATCTCCTTGACCTTGAATCAGGCAAATATCTTTAAACTGTCGATCAAAATTTTCTAACTGACGTTTAGCAGATTCCATAGCAAGAGCTTCTTTGTATGACATCTTGCCAGCTTTCGCTCTTTCTACGTCATTATATTTTTCTGAAGCTTCTCCCCATTTACCAACCAGACCTTGTAAACTTTTCCCATGACCTGCTGTTTCCTTGAGGGTAGCTAATCCTTCGTTCAGAGCCTTCAAGGCTGACAGAACTGCTGCGACTTCTAACATGGGTTTTCACAGATACCGCGCTAAAAATACTGAAGCTAAAATAAACGGATATACACCCCACAAAAGGTATTCCATGCGATCCATCCTGGCAGATCCACGTTCTAAACGTTCTTCAATGCTTTTGAACCTGAGAGCGCATTCACGCTCATGTGCCTCTAGCTTATCCAACACTTAAACCTCTATATTTATTTGGTTAGATAAAGAAACAGACTCAACCTCTAGTCTTTTACCTTTTGCTTTATAGATTTCAAACTGTTGCTCTTCTTGCATCTTCTTCAATGCTTGTCCTTTCGCAGCAGCTTCCAACTGTTGCTGTTTCTCATTAGCAATTTTCTGCCAGTTAATTTGCTGTACAGATGTAGCTTCATTTACTTTCATCTATCTTTCAAAAACAACCCAAGAAGTTGTTTCTTCATTCCATTTATATAGATTGCCGTCGTTAGGCATTGCTGTTGGAGGCTCCCAAACACAACTATCCTCATCTAAGATCCAGCTTGGGTAAGGTTTCTGCTGATAAAAAGCATCTCTTGTTGCATCATAAACAAACCCTGTTCCCGCATAATTCTTGCGTAGGGCTACACCACCATCAGGATTACCATCCTGTCCGTAATGAATACCTCTTCTTGTGTTATAGCTAGTTTGAATCCACGTTCCTTCGCAATGTTCGTCAATAAAATCTTGCTCTGCGACAATAACGGTCGTCACAATTCCATCCTCGACTTTTGCAAAATGACTCATAATTAGTTACTAAAAGTTCCGCTTGAAGTAAATGTGTGATAGGTATAACCACCGCTTTCAGCCACTGTCCCACCAGTCGCCACTTGACTTCCTGAATATCTAATAATTACCAGACCTGAACCTCCAGCTCCTGTATCACCTTGCCCTGCACGATTTCCAGCAGCACCTCCACCTGATCCTGTATTAACAGTTCCAGCAACAGCATCCGATGAAGTTGTACCGCCAGCGTTTGAAATACCAGCCCTTCCTCCTCCACCAGTTCCGCCTGCGCCATGGCCTGTTGTCGTAGAATATCCACAGGCTCCACCACCTCCAGCGTAGACACCAGAAACACCTGTAGATGTTGCAGATGCCCAAGCTGAATATGAGCTTGTCCCTGCGCCTCCGTCACCGCCTTTAGCCGTTGCCGCATTCTGTCCAACAGCCCCAGCACCACCACCTCCGCCGCCGCCAAATACACCGGGATTTGAAGAATCAACAGCATAAATACCATCTCCTCCATCATTCCCTTGACCTGAAGTCCCTGATCCTCCAGAAGCGTCACCGGTTGGAGCACCTGAACTGCCTCCACCCGAACCTCCAGTGCTACCTTGATAAATCGTGGGCCAATCACCTCGCCCACCGCCGCCGCCGCCAACAGAAGTAGTGTCAATACCAGCAATCGTTGAAGATGCTCCGTTATTCCCCTGTTGTGATACGCTTGTATCTACCGATATTGAAGCTCCTCCAGCACCTACTGTTACAGCATGGGAAGCTCCGCCTGACACGGTAGCTGTGTTTGATACAACACCCCCGGCTCCTCCGCCTCCTGAACCAGCACCACCAAAATCTTGTTTACCACCTGAAGCTCCTCCGGCAATAATCAGATATGTGATGTCAAGCGGCGGAATCCTGTTAGGGAAAGCACCAAAACCAAGAACATTGTAACCAAAACTACTCATGCATCATTTGCTGCGTCAGTGGTAAAAAACAGTTTAATACCTAACAACCTTGCGTCCTCTGTAGCAGTATCGTTAGCGTCACTTACATCCCTAAAAACTTGAAAAAAAGTTAAATCTTCATCAGCGGGTGTTCCTGCTATTGTTATAGCACCGCTTTCAGCGGTCACACATAACTCATTTGCTGCACCTTGATTAGCATCATCTACAACGACTGCCGTACCAAAAGCTAGATTTGTTGTTTCATTATCATTCATTGCACAGGCTTGCAGTCCCCATGAAACACCGTCTGTATCTGTTGCACTAGAACACCAGTAGGCTCTAAAAGTTACTGTGCCTAAGTTCCATGACTTAGGGAACGCTACTGTAAATTGAGCATGTTCATCAGAACCATCATCAAAATCCAAACATTTAAGCTCTGGCCCATTACTCAGTTCTACTTGAGTTAATGCCGAACACCCCGCTGTTGTGTTTGGATACATGGCAGCAGCAGGAATCCAAATGGTTTCTTTCCCTGCTTGCTTTGCAGTCGCCCAACTCATCACGCCGCTACCATTAGTTTGCAGGAACTGGCCTGAGTCACCGTCACTGGCTGGTAGTGTAAGCGTTATGTTTCCTGCATAAGAGGCATGAGGAGCAGACTGTAATCTAGTGTAGTGAGCGTTTGACGACTCACAATAGAAATCTAGTGTAGATACGCTTCCGCCGTTTTTAAGAGCAATAGCACCTTGCGTTATCTCTACACCGTCTGATGCTCCACCAAAAGTTCCTTTGGTAGCAATGTTTACTGTGTTTGCTAGTTGAAAGGTAAGATCATAAGGATCACCGTCTGTACCGTTGTCGGTATCGGTCCAATCAATGTCTATACCGCCGCCTTCAACAAACTTAACTTCCTTACCGTTAGAAATACTAACTTCTGTACCATCACCGTCTTCTAGTACAAAAGACGTTAAAGGCACAGTAACAGAGTCTACATAAGCTTTAATTGATTGTTGTGAGGCAATGGCTGTAGCACTGTTGGACGACATATCATCTTCGTCAACAAAGCTTTTACCGTCTAAAATATTAAGTTCTGCTGCGGAAGATGTGATTGAACTTCCAGCAATCTGCAAGGTAGTTGCGTTAACTTCTCCAGACGAACCGTAAATAACTCCTTTAGAGTTAGCTATGGTTCCTGCGCTGGAGCCATCTAATAAATTTAATTCTGCTGTTGTAGAAGTAACACCGTCTAAGATGTTTAATTCTGCTGCGGTTGTTGTAACAGCTACACCACCTATCATTAATTTGTCTTTAACAACGTCAATAACTGTTGAACCAGCGGTTAACAGCTTGTCAGCACTTTCATCCCAAAGCAGATAGGCTCCTGATGTAGCACCAAAGAACTTAACGTCAACGCCAGTATCGTTTACACCAAAGGTAGTAGCACCGTCTATCTGTACTGCACCGTCAACATCTACAGCGTCTAAATTAGTTGTTCCGTCTATATCAACATTTCCTGATATGTCTAAAACAGCCGCTGTTAGTGTTCCAGTAAACGTAGGGCCAGCTAAATCAGCTTTAGTCGCTATTGCTGTAGATATATTGTCAAACTCTGTTTCAAATTCTGTGCCTTTAATAACTTTGCCAGAATCACCACTAGGAAGACTATCTTTAGCCTCGAAGTCTGTAGTCTTAGTGTAATTGGACATCTGAGCTTCCTATTGGAAAAAGAAAAGGAAAAAAGGGGGCCATAAAGACCCCCTAGGGTTCTTACTCAGCTATAGCCAAGACAAAACCAGCTTCAGGTCGATACACTTGTACACCGTACAAGCAATCAGCCGTATACAGGGTAGAGAGGTATTCCTGCTTATACTGGGTTTGAGAGCGAACTGATAGCTGTTCTGCAAGAACAATAGCTTCCTTGTGGAAGAGCATTGCGCCACGGGTATCAATAGAAGATGCAGTATTATCACCTGCTGCTTCGATAGTTGCACAGTTATTAGACACATAAACGTCTACGCCGTACAAATTACCAATAAGACCTGACTGTACTGCCTGACCTGTTACAAAGTCAGTAGATACATATCGGTCAATACCCATGATTGTTTTACGAACAGAAGGAGGAATAACAAGCGCACGATCTTCCATCGGTACGTTGTTGTCGTCCAGCTTCTGAATCATGTCACGGAAAAACGCATCAGAAAAGATGTCGGCAGCTACTGCTGTGTCATCTGTGTACTGAGTTGTTGTACCGCCATCATTGAAGAAACAACCTGTATGCTGATAGTCAGTGGCAGCAGCACCGTGTACTACGGCTCCACCATCACCAAAACCAGTGCCACAGGCATGGAGGTCAGTGTCTACTCGCACTGCGAGAGAGTAACCAGCGTCTTCAGTGTAGAACTGACGCAAGCTCGCAAGAGCCTGTACTTCAACGATGTCCTCAATCAACCTTGAGTATTCAAAGTGACGATTAATGTCGATAGTCAGTTCTGATTCAGTGTTGGCAATGATAGTAACCGCTGTATCAGCAGCTTTCGCATTGGCATCACCACGAGTGGGTTTAGGAATATGGAGCTTGTCACCTTTCTTGCCGTTCATAGCAATCTTTTTAACAAGCGGAGCCATTTTCAGGTTTTTCTGATAAGCGGCAATGATTTCATCCGACCATATTTCGGGGATAAAAGTTGCTGCTTCTGTTACTGCGGTATTACCAGCCGCACCTGGATATGTAGCCGTAGCCATAAGTCAATCTCCTATTAGACTATTTGACACGACCCTCCGAATAAGCTCTTAGAATTTCTTCTGATAAAGCTTGATATCTATCAGGGTCTTCTTTCATCAGTTTAATAATGTCGGCCCGACGATAGACTTTTTTACGCGATCCCTCTGCACTGCCTTGTGCGTTACCTGTGTTAGCCGCCCTAATTTGCTGCTTTCTAGCTTGTTTTTCAACATTAGCTACTTGTTGCGCTGAACCTTTTAACGATTTCCATAACGTAAAAAGTTCGTCAGCAACATCCGCATTGTAATTATTGTTGGCTTCAACAAATAACTGACTCCTAATAGGAGATTCCCTAATCCATTCCTTAAAGCCCTCATCATCTACAATTTCTTGCATGTCTGGGT